TAACAAAAGTATGGGATAGCTACAGTTTTAATCCTTATGTAAAAACACAATGTATTTTAAAACAAGATGGCTATGATATATTTAAAGGATATTTAAGATTAATAGACATAGTAAATCAAGAAGGAGAAATAAGTTATAATGTAAATTTATATTCTGAACCTGTAACTTTAGTAGATACATTAAAAGCTAAAAAAATAAGTGATTTAACTGTTTTAAAAGAATTAGATCATTTATATAATAAGTCAAATATAAAAGCTAGTTGGGATAGTACAGGTATAACTTTAATAACACCTTTAGGTGCTAATTCTTATGCAGGATCACAGGGAGATACAACAACTCAAGTATTAAAATATCCTTTTGTAGATTGGACAGGAAATATAAGTTTAACAGCACCTAGTGGTAGTAATGCAATAAGTGGGAGACCTGTATTAAATAGTTTAGAAGATGCTTTTAGACCTTTTATAAATTGCAAATACTTGTTAGATAATATAATGAGAGATGCAGGTTTTACATATACTTCTAATTTTTTTAATAGTTCAGCTTTTACAAAGTTATTTATGGACTTTAATTGGGGATCAGGTAATGCTCCTGCAGAAACTAAAAATACAGTTACAGGATATTATTTTAGAGATAAAGCAACAAGTACAAATACTGCTACTTCTAACTATTCTCAATTACAGATTAATCACAATCCTAGTGTATGGAATAATAACATAGGTTGGTCTAATTACAAATTTACTGCACAACAAAATAATATATCATATAATATAGTTTATTCTTATGAAATAGAATTTAGTTCAGGATCAGCTTTTGAATGTAGATGGGTACATAAAGATAGTGGAGGTACAGTTTACCCTGGTGGAGAAATAGATTATGTTAGTTTTACACCTGTAGGATCAGGCAGTTTAGCTTGGAGTCATAATTTTACAAGAACACTACAGCAGGGAGATACTTTAGAAGCACAATTTAGAGCATCAGCAGGTACAGTATCACAATATCAATTATTACAACAACCAACAACACCTACAGCATCTTTAACAGCTAATGTAACACAATTAGCAGCTACATCTTCATCATTTTTAAATGCTTTAAGAGGTGAGTTAGGACAATGGGAATTTTTGAAAGGAATATTTAATATGTTTAATCTTGTTATATTATCTGATAAAGACAATGTAAATAATCTTATAATTGAAACGTATGATGATATATTTAATGTAACTACATCAGGAACATCTTTAGCATCTAGAAGCATACAGTATGATTGGACAGATAAAGTAGATGCTTCACAAATACAATTAAAGCCATTAGAATTAATAAATAGAACTATATTTAAATATGAAGAAGATGATGAAGATTATATTTTTAGTGAATATAAAAAATCTACTAATGGAATTAATTATGGGCAAAAAATTTGGGATGGTATAGATCAATTTGGTTTTACTATATTAGAAGGAGAAGAAGAAATAACAGCTAATCCATTTGCAGCTACCTTATCAAAACCTTTATTTGACAATTTATCTGATTTTATAGTACCATCTATATTTTCATCTAATGATAATAATACTGAAAATGAAAGCTTTGATAATTTACCTAGAATATTGTATGATAATGGTAAAAAGAATACTAATACAACTTATTATATACCTGAACAAAATGCTTATACAAGTGAAAATCAACAGTATTTTTTACAATTTAGTCATTTGTCAGAAGTAACACCTAATTTAAATACTATAGATTATAATTTTGGAGAATGTCAATTAATTAATCCAATGAGTATAAGTCCAACTAATAATTTATTTAATACATATTGGGCAAAATATTACTATGAATTATATGATAAAGATACTAGAATAATGACTTTAAAAGTTAATTTAAATGCTGCTGATATAAATAACTTTAACTTTAATGATAGAGTAATAATAAAAAATAGATCTTTTAGAGTAAATAAGATAGAGTATAAGCCGAATGATTTATCAACTGTAGAATTTATATTAATACCATAATGGAATATAGAAAAGGATATACAATAAAACCTAAAGAAATTAGTCAATCAGGAGAAGTAACATTTACTGATGGAACTAATGATGTAGTTGCAAATCAAGCTGTTTGTGAAGCTTATGGTTATACTTATAACAGAGAATCAGCAACTTGTAATGCTTTTAAATATAGCACTAGAATAAATGAAAACACTAATATATCTACAAATATAATAGGTGGTGCTAAAAACACTTTAGAAAGAGGATCAGATAATATATTAGTAGTAGGAGAAAAAAACTTAACTAAAGGAGAAAGTAGAAATGTATTTATGTTAGGTGCAGAAAATGAAGTAGAATCTGGTGTAAATAATTCTACTATTTTAGGTGGTTCTTATGGTTTATTACAAAATCAGGGAGAAATAGTAATGGCAGGTGGTGGATATGATGCAATATTAGGATCTGCTCAAACATCTTTTATACAACAATCAGGAAATACAGAAGATAATACAGAAACATTATTATACACACAATATATAACAAATAAATATATTGAAAAAGTTGCTAATTCAGTAATAGGTTTTGAAATACATATAGTAGGTGTAAATACAGGAGTAGGTGCAGGAACAGCAGGAGATTATGGCTATATACAGGTATTAGGTGCAGCAACTTTTACAAATGGATTAGCTTCTACATATCATCAACATCAAAATTACTTAGTCAATTCAGGTACAAGTGGATTACATCTAAACGCAAGAATGAAAGATGCAACTGCTACATCATTTGGTGTTGCAGTAACAGGATTAGCAGAAACTTATATACAATGGACTGCAAGTATAAGATTATGGACAAATAAAATACAACAAACTTTTTAAGATATGGCACAAGAAGAAATAGTAATGGAAATTAAAGCAAATGTAAAACCTGCTACAAAACAAGTTGAGGAATTTACAAAATCTTTAACAGGTGCAGAATACCAACTAGATGAAGTTAATAAATCATTAAAAGAATCAAATAAATTTTTATTTGACCAACAAAGAGAATTAATTGAATTAAAATCAATTCAAGATTCTATACCTAAAGGTGCTTTTTACGCAGGTATGTCTGACCTTAATAAAAAAATTAAAGAAACAGAAAAAAACATACAAAATGAAAAGATTGCAATTAAACAATTAAAAGAAGAACAAAAAGAACATAATAATGAATTAAAAAAACAAAACAAAGAATTAAAAGAAAATGAAAAGCTTGTAAAAGAAGGAATAGGAAACTTTAGATTATTTGGTGTATCTATTAATGATGTAAATAAATCTATAGGCAGAGTAATACCTACTATTAAAGTAATGTTTGCTACAATAACTAGAGGTATAATGTCTACAGGTATTGGTGCTTTGTTAATTGCTTTTGGTTCTTTAGCTACTTATTTTACATCAACACAAAGAGGTGCAGATAAATTAAAGGTTGCTTTAACAGGTATTGGTGCAGCTTTCAATGTAATAAGAGATAGAATATCTACAGTAGGAGAAGCTATAAGTTTAGTTTTTTCAGGTAAATTTTCTGAAGCTGCTGATAAGCTTAAAGGTAGTTTTAAAGGTATTACTGATGAAATAAAAGAAGAAATTAAAGTAATGACTGATCTTGAAAAAAGACAACAAGCTTTAAGAGATGCAGAAATACAATTTACAGTACAAAGAGCAAAAACAAGAAAAGAAATAGAAGCTGCTAGATTATTAGCAGAAGATGAAACAAAATCACAAGAAGAAAGAATAGATGCTTTACAAAAAGCTTTAGATCTTGAAACAAAAACTACTAATCAAGAATTAGAATTAGCTAGAGAGAGAGTAAGAATACAAGAAGAACAGATGAAAATATCTGAAAATCTTGTAGAAGATGAAAAGAAACTTGCAGATTTTAAAGCAGATGTTTTAGCTAAAGAAACTAAGTCATTAAGATTACAAAAAAGAGTTAAAACAGAAATTAATGAGTTAAATAGAGAGATAGAAGCAGAAGAAAAAAGAATAGCTAAAGAAAAACAAGATCGTGAAGATGCTGAATTTGAAGCTATGATTAAAGCTAATGATGAATGGAATAAACAACAACTAAAAGATGCTGAAAAATTAAATGATGATCTTGAAAAATTAGATCAAGCAAGAGAACAAGCAAAATTAAATCTAATAAAACAAGGTTTTGACATAGCAGGAGAATTAGCAGGAGAAAGTGATAAAGCACAAAAAGCAGTTGCAGTTGCTAAAACTATTTACAATACACAACAAGCTATTATGAATGCTATGGCTAATATTCCTGCACCTTTTAATATAGCTACAGCAGTAAGTACAGGTATTATGGGTGCTATGTCAGTAAAAAACATATTATCAACAAGTCCAAGAAATGCAAGTAATGTTAGTTTACCAACTGCACCATCATCAGGAACTCCTGCACCTGAAATGTTAAGTGGTAGATTTCAATTAGGTGGAGTAGAAGAACAACAACCTGTTCAAGCTTATGTAGTTACTGATAGCTTAACAGATAATCAAAACAAATTAGCTTATATTAGAAGAAGGGCTACAATTTAAAAATCAAATAAATAACAATTAAACATATTATATATTATGCCTTGTAAAAAATGTGGAAAAAAATGGAAATGGGGAGAAAAAGGAGAGTGTAAATACGATTCTAAAGAAGAATGCGAAAAAGCAAACCCTAAACACTATGATAGTGATAAAAGCACTAAAATAGTTGAATTAATAATTAGTGATGAAAGTGAAGAACTAACTATAGATGCTATTAGCTTAGTAACTAGTCCTGCCATAGAGCAAAACTTTGTGTATTTCAAAAAAGAAAAGAATAACTTGACTTTTGCTAAGATAGATGAAGAAAAAAGAATGTTAGTTAGTCCTGCTTTGATTCCTAATAAGCAAATATTTAGATACAATCCTAATACTGATACTGATTACTATGTTTTCTTTTCTAAAGACACAGTAAGACAAGCCAGTGAATTGTATTTAAAACATAATAATCATCATAAAGCTACATATCAGCACGAAGAAAGAGTTTCAGGTGTTTTAACTGTAGAATCTTGGATAAAAGAAGGAGATCAAGACAAATCTAAAATGTATGGCTATGACTTACCTAACGGAACTTGGTTTGTAAAAATGAAGATAGAAAATGATGAAATGTGGAATAAGATTAAAGAGGGCGAACTTAAAGGATTAAGCATTGAAGGTTATTTTATTGATAAGATGGAAAAGATGTCTGAAACAGTAAAACCTACTAATGAAGAAATACTTTCTGCTTTAAATGAAATCTTACAAGACATCAAAAATCAAACAAAAGGAAAATAATTCTATTATATTAAAAAAAGAACACACTATGGATTTAAAAAAACAAATATTGATTGCACTTGGTCTTGATAAAGAAGATGAAGTTAATTTAGAATTCCAAGCGAAGCTTGAAGATGGCACACTAATCGTATCTACATCTACAAATTTAGAAGCAGGTGTTGATATATCTGTTTTAACAGAAGATGGTACAACAATGCTACTTCCTGTAGGAGAGTATATGACTGAAGATGGTCAAAGATTTTCTGTGGAAAAAGAAGGTATTGTTGCTGAGTTGTATGAAGATGAAGTAGAAAAAGAAACAGAAGGAGAACCTACTAACGAAGAAATGGGCAAAGATAAAGAAGAAGAAGATTATGAAGAAGAAGCTGATGTAGCTGATTGGGAAGGTATGGAAAAACGTATCAAGAACCTAGAAGATGCTGTAGCTGATTTAAAGAAAGATAAGGTAGGTAATGATGAAGTAGAAGAATCAGATGTAGAAATGGAAGCTGAAACTACTGAAGAACCAACTCCTAAAAAAGTAAAAACTACAGAAGAAATTGAATTTGAATATCAAGCTAAGATAGAAGAATTAAAATCTAAGGTTGTTGAATTATCTAATCAACCTGCTGATACTCCTGTAGATACTAATAAATTTAGCACAAACAAAAAAGATTCTACTCCTGATCTAAGAAAAATGACTAAGAGAGAAAGAATCTTATACAATTTAACTAATAATAAATAATTTAAAATAAAAAAAAATGTCTAAACCAACAGTAACTAGTAATTATGCAGGTAAGGCGGCTGGATTTTATATTTCGGCAGCACTTAAAGAAGCTACTTCTTTAGATCACTTAACTGTATTACAAAATATAAAATTTAAAACTAACCTGCAGAAAGTGGCGGGTGCAGATTTAGTTCGTAATGCTGATTGTAATTTTACAGATCACGGAACACTTGCTTTAACAGAATCTATTCTTACACCAAAGAACCTACAGATTAATATGCAAACGTGCAAGGATCAACTTTTAGAATCTTGGGAAGCTGAAACAATGAGAGCAGGTGCTATGAATAACAATGCACCAGGTTTTGAGGATTACGTAATTTCTTACTTTACACAGCATATTGCTGATGCAGTTGAATCTTCAGTATGGAGTGGTGCTGCTGCTAACAATGGAGAGTTTGAAGGGTTTTTAACAGCTACTACAGGTGCTTTTGCAGTAAATGGTAACGTAGTACAAAGTGATAATGATGGTGGTGCAGGAAATGCTTATACTGCTTCTAACATTATTGCTAACTTACAAAAGATTGCTGCTGCAATTCCTTCAACAGTATATGGTAAAGAAGATTTAAGAATCTATATGAATTGGAAAACTTACAGATTATATGTTTCTGCAATTTCTGCTTTAGGATATGTAAATATGTACTCAATGAACAATGATTATGAAGCTACTTTTGAAGGTATCAGATTATCAGTTGTTTATGGTATGCCAGATGATCATTTAGTTGCTGCACAAGTATCTAATCTTTACTTTGGAACCGACCTGTTAAGCGATACAACGCAAGTGAAAATGCTAGATATGAGCCCACTAGATGGAAGCGAGAATCTAAGAT